TTGCCATTTCTATTGTTTTAAATCTTGTAATCCAGTTATATGAGTCCAGTCAGCAATACATTTCTTGGCTTCTACTTCTTGCCTTTCGTTCATTTTAAACTGACCACTAAAAAATTCTGTTTTTGTTCCTATTGATGAAGCCGTTTCTAAGGCAACCCCCCACCAACTGCTATCGTATATTTCGCTTGCCATTGTTTATTTATTTATCCATTCGTTGTAACATACCGCTATCGCTTGTTTTCTCGGGTATTCCTTTACCATAACTTTTACGCATCTCGTCATAAAATCGTTTTGCTTCTCTCTCGGTGTTGGTTTTGGTATCGGCATTTAAGTAATTTTTAAGTCGTTTTACGTTGGTTTCTTTTGGTTTGTATGTCATAGCACCCATCCGTTAAATAAGTCGTTAGTATCGGGGTATATATCGTTATTGGTGTTACTTGTGTACTCAGGAAACAAAGTTTGATTAAAAGACATATAATCTATAAACCTTTTTGTATAATACTCTGCTACATCCCTAGACTGTTGTACTAAATAATCTATTTCGTCTTTGCTTACCGATTCAGCATTTTCTGACTGGTGTTTATATACTCCACCGTTTTTAATTTGATAAGCTGCCGTAGGATAGTATCGCATCAATCCGTAATGAATAAGCATTGGCTGCACATAATTATTAACCAATGACAAATAATTTCCAGTCAAAGTGCCGTTTATAATATCGTTACTTATTCTGTTATATAAATCCGTTCCTAAGTAGTTCTGTATTTCAATTTGCTGGGCAATCTTAATGAATTGCTCAAACTTATCAGTATCTAAATTGCCATCTAAAATACTGTTTCTAACTAGATCCGTTCTCGAAATAAATAGTGCTGTTGCCATTATTTTTTATAATTAGGGTGTTTAGCAATCCATTCAGGATGATGCCCATCGTAGTCCATATCTTTCGGTGCTATTTTAGCAGTTTCGTATTCCTCGCCTTTTGGAATATAGCTTTTAGGTATATTGTCTACTTCTTCGCTGCTTGAAAGTGCTTTATCTTTTACAAATGTTCCATCTGTTTTTTGTTTAAGCCTATAAAGCTGCTCCATCCAAAAATGTCCACAGTTTACACCGCCTTTGTATTTAAAAAGTGAATAGTTTTCTCCTTTATGACCAAACGAATTATTTACTCCTTGATCAGATGCTTGATCGATATCCTCTTTTCTATATACAACACCGTTTGCAGTTCTTGCCATCATCGCAACACAAAACGCTCTTGATTTACCGCTGCTATATTTTTGATCGTATTTATAACGAACTTTGTAATATGATTTGTCTAAAAAACTTTTTTCGCTTGGTTTTGACTTAATAAAATCAGCTAATTTTTGAAGCCCTGTTTTTTTCTCTTTGATTAAACTGTTTGCCCAATCCTCAATGCTTTCATTATCTTCTGCAAATTCCCTTTCATCCACTAACTCCCACTCATCACCAACTGTTTCCCATTGCAAGTTCGCAAGTACTTCGTCAAACTCGTCGTCACTTAAATCAGCGGATAATTTAACGCCAGTTTCCTCTTCTCTTGTTTCAGCGTCAACTACATTAGATAAGTCGCTAAACTCTAAAGGTTGTAGTGTTTTAAAGTATAAATTAAGGGATATATCATTATAAGTCAATATATCGTCAAAGGCTTTGATTAAAAGTGTTTGAAACGGTCTAATAACTGTGTTGTCCATTAAGGTGGATGCAGTCTGTAATTCATCGGCATTGTTTCCTAAGCCTGTTGAATCTTTAACACCTAACAACATAGGACTGACAACCCTGTGGGCAACCATTATTTTTCGCATACTTTCGTCTGACAAAAACTGGTACTGGTTATGAGCATCACTTAATTGTATAGGCTCAATACTCGCAGCAGTTTCGGCATTATCGTTAAAACTCAAAATGAACTTGCCACTATTAGAACTACCGCTAAACTTTTGATAAATTCTTTGTTCGATTAATTGTCTTTGCTCGGGATCAGGAGTTCCGTTGTTAAAGTTAATGAGCATTGACGGAGCAAGACCGTTCATTATGTTGTTGATATGGTAGTTAGATATTTCTTCCTCCATTTGGCAATACTGCAAACCACCCTGATAATCAACTGGCGAATAGTATTTAAACCCAGCACGATAAGGCTTTATATAATATATTTGAATAGGTGCATTACCATATCCATAGGCTTCGATTCTTGTAAGTTTATCGGACTTCTTGTAATTTGCCCAATCAGGATGCATATAATACGCTTCTATTTCTCCTTTGTCATTACATTTTTCAGCTCTTAATGTTTGTACTGGTATATGCTCAACTCTTGCAATTTTCTTTTTGTCTTTTGAATAAATAACTTGTATAGCACATTGTCCCATTAATTTTAAATCGTATGCTAACTTTCTTGTACATTCATCGTGAAACAAAGTAACCATCTGTGCGTATGCTTCGGGTTTTTTATTACTGTCCGTTGCATCCAAACCTTTTCCGAAAATCATCTCAGACATCGCATTGATAATAGCGTTGTTTGTAGGGCTTCCGTTATACCTATCAATCAAATACTGAAAATAATCGTTATCCTCGCCATAAGAAACAAAGTTATCATTCTTAGTTTCCATTACTTGCGGACTTGTGTAGGTCGATAAATTTACTACTCTTAAATCGTTCATAATATAATAAAATCGTTATTACTTGGTTGGCTTATATACTGGTTTTTATTTATAGAATAATAATTATTTGTGTCTTGGTCAATAGTTTGATCAGTACAAAATATCTTATCTAAATAAATCACTTCTAAGCCATCTAAAAGTGTTAAGTCATAAAACCTACCTTCCTTTAAAGAAAACGCATAAGAAATGCTTAAATAGTCTCTATCAGTCGTTGTGCTTACCGTTGCAGTAGTAGTGTTATTAGTGCTATCATCCCTCAGTTTTAATGTTACTGTTTGCGGATAGCTTCTTGGTATAACTTTTATAACTTGTTCGCTTGTGCTTGTTGTTAGAACTTTCATATTTATATATAGCAAATATTTTGAAATTTTGTATCTCTTTGACTTTATTTCAAAAAAAAAGGGCAGCCATAGCCACCCCTTTAAAAAGTACTCGCATTAAAATTACGCAGTCGGATCTATTTGAGTCGCTGAAGCATCATCAGTTATAACCGTTGAGAGAACAAAATAAGGCGGTGCGGTTTCTTGACCAACAACAGTCAAGTTATATCCGCTAAGGTCGCCCATTGCTGCGCCAGTAGCAATAGAGCCACCAGTAACCTCTGCTCCGTGCTCTAAACCAACTAAAAAGAAGTTTCCATTATAATCCTCAACTGCAACGTGTGGTCTTGCGTGAGCGATTAATTTCAATTCTTCTTGTGTAGCCTTATCTTGGAATGTTAAAGCCAAAGTCAAGGTAGATTCATAAAAAGTAGTTCCGTTTTCACGAGACGAATTTATTGCAGTTTCAAGTGATGTATTACCTTTTACATCAAATTGATACCAAATAGGAGTACCAGCCAAAGCGGTGATTTCTCCTGATACGATTGTTGCTGCGCCCAAAGTTCCATAGTCAGCGAAATAAACAGCTTTAATGCCGCCTACTGCCGATTTGCACGGTACTTTTCGCCCAGTCGTTAAAGAACAAGCCATAAGTTTATATTTTTTTTAGTTATTAAAAAAGGGTAGGCGAGCTTTTTGGCTTACCCACCCCTTTTAAAAATTGATTATTGTTTAATTAAGCAGTATAAATAACTGTATCAGCAGCAACTCCTACTTGTGTTCCAGCCGAATAACGCATAATGAAACGGACATTTTTACTTCCGTCTAAATTTTGCATATCCAAGAGCGCTACAGTTTGGTGATCAGCAAGCAAAGAAGTTCCAAAGAATAAATTAGATTTCTCAGCTAAAACCATACGGTTATCAGCAAGACCGTTAGCAACAAAGATATTGATACCATCGAAAGACAATTGACCTCCGTTGTACCAAGTAGTTCCCTTGTTATCTACACCATTAGCACCGATAGTAGCAACGAATCCACCCAAAGCACGAACATAAGCACGAGCAACATTTTGAGAAACGTAAAGTGTTAAATCTTCTTTTCCGTAAACCTTAGTATTTAAAGCATCTACAACTTTGCCCATTTCTGCGATTACGTTGGCAGAAGTGATAGCGATAGCAGTAACAGTCGGAGCAGAACCAGCAACTAATTGAGCCAAAAGACCGTCATAGCTACCAGCACCAGCACTTCCTGACCAAATTGCAGTCTCATTAGCATCAGCTACTTGAGCAGATAATTGAGCGATAAAAAAGTCGCTAAAGTTTTTCGGTAACTCATCAAAAGAAGAATATCCCATAGCAGCAGCTTCCCAATCCGATTCAAACGGAGTCTTGCATAATTCAAGGTTTACCTGAAGTTCTTTTACTTG